TATGTGCTTGATGGGTACGAAAACAGTTTTGGTGCTCAGGCCGAAATCGCTCTGGCTCAAAAGCTCGACCTGAGAATTGTTTATCAAGAAGGAGTTGATCATGAAATCGCTCTGATTGGTTTAAGAAGTGAATCCTCGTGAACAAGCTCAGAACATTCCTCATTGCTGCAGGTTTATCTGGCGCCACCCTAACCGGTGGCGTTTTTATTGCTGAGCATGAGGGCCGCGTTCTTGAAACCTATGTGGATCCCGTTGGCATTCTAACTAGCTGCTATGGACACACAGGTGCTGAACTCGAGTTGGGCCAGTTCTTTACTGAGCAGCAATGCCTGGCGCAGCTCGCTGATGATTTAGATGTTGCTGCCCGGCAACTGCACCACTACACGGTTCCAGTTCAATTAACTGGCAGTGAGAAAGCCGCCTATCTGTCGTTCATCTATAACGTCGGCGCTGAAGCGTTCAGAACATCAACACTACGAAAGAAGCTGCTTGCAGGTGATCACACTGGTGCCTGCAATGAGCTTAGCCGCTGGGTCTATGCAAAAGGCGAGATCCTTCCAGGGCTTGTAAAGCGCCGCTCAGCTGAGCGCGAACTTTGTCTACAGGAGTTAACCAATGTTGAAATTACTGAAAGGCGGAGTTGGCAGCGCGCAACTCTACGTGATTGGCGTTTTGATCCTGGCATGCGTTGGGCTTGGCGTGGCGTTGTCCTTCTCGAAAGCTGAAGTCGCCACACTCAATGGCAACATTGAGAAAGCCGAATCAAAGCAAGTCATATTGCAGACTGATTTGGATTCGGTCACGGCCAGCCTGTTACTGGCTGAGAAAGACAAAGCAGATCTCAGGCGCAATGCCGACCAACTGGCGCGGGCGCTTGGTGAACGGGAGCGAAGTCGCTTAGCGTCTGCGGCTGATGCTGAAGCAGTTGAACAGGCGACAAAAGAACTACTCGAGGATCCAGAAGATGAAGAAGCGCTTGCTTGGGCTGTCACTGCTGTTCCTGCTCAGCTTAACCGGCTGCTCTGGCACACCTCCTATTGTGCGAACGGTAACAGTTACAGAGACAGTGTATGTACTGCCACCGGAATCCCTGATGAGCAGCTGCGAAATCCCGGTTTATCAGGGGCGAATCAACCCCGATCTCTATAACTACTCCAACAAGCTTATCGCTTCCCTGATTCGCTGCAATGTGGATTGGCAGGCATTACATAACTGGCGACAGGAGAAAGCCAATGAGTCTGATAAACAGTGATGCCGCTACGCAAAAGGGATTCAGCATTGCCAGCTATCTGTCATCGCTACTCAGTGCAATTGGCGGCGCATTAACGCTGAACGATATTGCCGTGTTGCTGGGTATAGTGCTGGCACTTTTTACCTGGGCTGTGAATTGGCTCTATCAATTCAGGCGTGATCGCCGGGATGCGGAGCGCCACTCTTTGGAAACAAAGCTGCTCAATGCACAACTGGAAAAACTGGATGGCAGTTAATGGCCAGAATAAAACCTCAGGAGGACGCTGCCGTTCTTCTGAACAAAACCGATCTGTGCAAGAGTCTGGGCATAAGTACCACGGCGTTCGATAAGTGGGGAGTTCCTGTTACCAAAAAGCACGGCCGTCAGAGTTTATATTCCGTGGCCGATGTAGTGGCCAACAGGGTAGGCCATGCCGAGCGCAAAACCGCCGCTATCAACCCGGATGACGACCCAGACAAACCCAATATTGAATATGAGCGCTACCGGCTGACCAAGGCCCAGGCAGACGGGCAAGAACTTAAAAACGAAAAAGAGCGCAAAGAGGTGGTGGAAACCGCCTTTGCCACCTTTGTGCTTGGCCGCACCGCTGCACAAATGGCCAGCATACTGGACCAAATCCCGCTCAGGATAAAACGCAAATTCCCCGACCTGCCACCGGCGCGGATTGACGCCATTAAAGCGGAGATCATCAAGGCGCAAAACATCGCCGCCGAGGTAGACGGGCAGCTTGAGGATTGGCTCAATGAGTATCTTGCCAGCGCAGATTGAGCACCTTAAAGCAGCCATTGCGCTTGGGCTTCATTCCCTGCGCAAGCCGCCGATGATGACGGCGGTGGAGTACGCAGATAACCACTTTTACATGTCCAGCGAGTCCAGTTACATGGAAGGCCGCTGGGAAACCTTGCCGTTTCAGGTGGCGATATTAAACGCCATGGGTAACGACCAGATCCAGACCGTCAACGTGATGAAGTCGGCGCGGGTCGGCTACACCAAGCTGCTGATGGCCAACATGGCCTATAAAATAGAGCACAAAAAGCGCAACCTGATTTTGTGGCAGCCCACGGATGGACAGGCGGCAGGCTTTATGAAGGCCCATGTGGAGTCGGCCATCCGTGATATTCCGGTCTGGCTTGCCATTGCGCCATGGTATGGCCGCAAGCACAGAGACTCAACCCTCGACACCAAGCGCTTTGCCAACGGAAAGCAGCTGTGGGTGCGAGGCGGTAAGGCGGCTAAAAACTACCGCGAAGTGTCGGCAGACGAAGCCAACTATGACGAACTGGCGGCCTTTGACGACAACATTGAGAAGGAAGGCTCGGCCACGTTCCTCGGTGACAAGCGCACCGAGGGCTCGATATACCGCAAAAGCATCAGAGGCTCCACGCCTAAGGTGCTCGGCCAGTGCCAAATTGAAAAGGCCTGCAGCGAAAGCCCGCATCAATTCTATTTTCAGCTGCCATGCCCCCACTGCGGGGCTTTACAGCGGCTTAAGTGGGGCGGCAAGGACGAGCCCTTTGGGATCAAGTGGCAGGTTAACAATAAAGGCGAAGCCGACCCCAAAACCGCTTACTACCTGTGTGAGCACTGCGCCTGCGTGATTGAAAACCATCAGCTGATGGAAATTCAGGAACACCCCGATGCCAAGTGGATTTGCGAAAAAACAGGCCTTTGCACCCGCGACGGGATTGAGTTTTTCAACGCCGATGGCAGCGAAGCTCCGACCCCCGGCAGCGTGGCGTTTCATGTGTGGACGGCTTACAGCCCCTTTACCACCTGGGCGCAAATCGTTGAGGACTTTTACAAGGCCAAGGTCGATCGCAACTCGCTGCAAACCTTTGTCAACACCACCCTCGGCCAACCCTGGGATGATGACTCCGGCGAAAAACTGGAATGGGAAGAACTGGCCCGCCGCCGCGAAATGTATCCGGATGGCAAAGTGCCTGCCCGGGTGGTGTACCTCACCGCCGGGGTCGATACCCAAGACGACCGCTATGAAGGCAGGGTGTGGGGCTGGGCAGCTGGGCAGGAAGCCTTTTTAATCGACCGCTTTATCCTGAACGGCAAGCCCGATAGCCAAGAGCTTTTGGATAGAGTGGCCGAGCGGCTTAACAGAACCTACACCAGAGCCGATGGCATTGTGATGCCAATTGGAATTGTGGCGTGGGACTCAGGCGGGCATTACACCGATGTGGTGTATTCCATGAGTAAAAAGCTTGGGGTAATGCGGGTTATCCCAATCAGAGGCGCAAACGTTTACGGCAAGCCTATTGCCAATTTCCCCCGTAAACGTACCAGCAAAGGCGTGTACCTAACTGAGGTTGGCACCGACAACGCCAAAGAGCTGATTATGTCGCGTTTGCGCTTACAGCCAGATTTGGCATTGCCCAAACCAGGTGCCATTCACCTGCCGCTCAATGAAGCGGTATGTGATGACGCAGAGCTGCAGCAGCTCACCGCCGAGCGAAAAATCCCGGTGCGCCGAGATGGTCGCATTGTGTATCGCTGGGATGCAGGCAAAAAGCGCAACGAGGCGCTGGACTGCTTCGTTTACGCCCTGGCGGCGCTCTACATCGCCCTTGAGCGTTTCGGCATAGATCTCGAAAAGCTAAGCCTGCAGGCCGCAAGCCAGGAAAGTGAACCTGAGCATACCCAACCAAAACCCAAACCCCAAAAACCAAAATCCAGCGAAAGCAATGGCTGGCTGAAAACGTCCGGCGGAGGCTGGCTGTGAACAAAGAGCAAATCGAGAAAATGATTGCCGTTTATCTGCAGGCTGAAATTGATGTGTTGGACGGCAAGTCCACCACTATCAACGGCAAGCAGATGGCAATGGAAGATCTGGAGTCCATTCGCAAAGGCCGTCAGGAATGGGAACGGCGGTTGGCGTCCATAGGGCGCCAACGTGGTGGTGCCAGCCTGGCCACTTTCAATTAAATCACAAACCCGAGGGCATTCATGAGTTGGCTCAATGACATCATTGCCACAGTCTCGCCCGCGTGGGCGCGAAACCGTGCAGTTGCCGCAGTGCAATACCAGAATATCAGGGCGTATGAAGCTGCCAGCCCAAGCCGCACTCATAAGGGCAAGCGTGAAGGCCGAGGTGCAAACCAGGCTGTATTCGCCGCCGGCAAAAACTTGCGAGAGCAAGCTCGCTGGCTGGATGAAAACCACGATCTCAGTATCGGCATTCTCGACCGGCTGGAAGAGAGGGTGGTCGGCGCCAATGGCATTGTGGTGGAGCCGCAGCCAAAAGACATGGCGGGCAATATACTC